CGTTGCTGCAAAGAATATCCAGTACATTCTCATCGACCCCGAGTGTCAGGTAAGCCGTGTGAAGTACAGCTACATCCACTTTTTTACTCCCGGTACAGACAGCCGCACTGCCGACAAGTACCTGTATCAGAACAGACGCTACAACGGCACGTTTGCTATTGACCACCTGATGACACAGGGCTGCATCATCCATGCGGACGCATAAGGAGGGATACAGATGAAAGCGATCAAGGACAACAAGGTCTACACTGTAGACGAGACCACCAAGGCTTCATATCTTGCAGCAGGCTTCGATATCATCGGGGATGACGGCAAGGTCATTGAGCGCTCACCTTCGAGCACCGTCAGCCGCAGGGAGTACGACGAGCTTCTCGCCAAGTACGCTGCTCTTTCCGCTGAAAAGCCGGAGGAAGAGTCGGTTGCCGATCAGCCTAAGAAGAAGGGAAAGTCAGGCGGTGAGCCTGATGTATCTGAATCCTGAGGAGTACAGCGGAAACATTCCGGCAGAGGAACTGGCGGAACGACTGAAAAGAGCCAGCCGGGACATTGACAGCCTGACGTTCAACAGGATCGTCGAGAAGGGCTTTGAGAATCTTACAGAGTTTCAGCAGGAGCTTATAAAAGAGGCGGTAAAACTTCATGCAGACTTCTGCTATGAAAATGCGGAGCTGCTTGAAAGTCCTCTTGCTTCGTATGCCATTAACGGCGTGAGCATGAGCTTTGACAAGTCGAAGACAGTCACGGCGGAGGGCGTAACTACATCGAGCGAGGTCTCCGGTCGGCTTATGCAGACGGGGCTTTGCTACAGGGGGCTGATGTGAATGAAATATCCTCAGCTCGTACCGGACAGAGTGTGTACAACTCCCATAACAGTGTACAGGGAGGGTGGTCTCAACAGGGACGGCTCTCCCAAACTCACTGTTATATTCGAGGGCAAATGCAACTACTCCGAGAAGGTAAAGCAGCGGATAACCGCAGACAAGCAGCTGATCACGCTTAATGCGGAAGCACTTTTCAACGGTGACATCGCACCTGATGTTGATAACATCGAGGGAGACGTCAACGTGCTCAGCGGGATCCGCAGACACATCTATGCAAGCCAGAAGTGCCGCAATCCGGACGGGACAGTGAACTATACCAGACTGGAGCTGATCTGATGAAGATATCCATTAAGCTGGATCATGCACGGATCCGGCAGATAGAGCAGGCAGCTCTTGCAGCAGCTTCCGAGACGCTTGAAGTGCTGTACACAGACTTGGTATCATCGCAGACAATGCCGTTTGATACCGGTGATATGCAGAACAATCAGACGTTCGTCGAAAGCACTGAGACAGGAGCCGTCCTCATTACAGGTTCGCCGCAGGCAAGGCGCCTGTACTATCACCCGGAATACAACTTCCAGCGCGGTAAGAACACGAATGCAGGCGCATACTGGCTTGAACCTTACATCACAGGAAACAAGAAGGAATTCGTTAAGACCGAATTCGTTGAGGTATTCAGACGGAGGGCGGGCCTATGAACTATCTGACGCTGCTTGAAGTGGCCGATATGCTTGCAGATGTTCTCGATTTCGATGACATCACCGCCGGCTGTATCGACACTGCACTTGAAAAGACGATAGGCATATATCAGCGTGATGACTTCACGCCCCGGGAATGTATAGGGACGGCATCAAGCTACGAGACCGCCAAGCTGAGACTGCTGATAAGGTGGGGGAAGAATCCTACAGAGGCAGAAGCAGAGGCGGCTGAGATCGGCGGCCTGATGCAGGCTCTCCGAGATATGCCTACAAGCACACACATCATTAAATTTGCGGTCGTGAAAGCGGTCCGCAGTATAGGAAAAGACGAGAAAGGCGCCTGCGAATATGTCGTAGACGCCGATCTGATGTACTCAGAAAGGAGTAATTGAAAATGCCTGATAACACAATCACAGGTGTATATCCCTGCTACGAAAACCAGTTCAGCATCGACATCACCGGCGGAGACGGTTCGACAGATACCAACCTGAAAACTATCGCCGACATGGAGAGCTTCTCCGTATCTATCGACGGTAACGTGGAGGAGTGGAAGCCTTTTGACACTGAGGGTTGGACACGCCGCCTTGTTACCGGCAAGTCGATCACTATCTCCGTAAGCGGCAAGCGCAACATCGGAGACGCAGGCAACGACTACGTCGAGGGCCTTGCAGCCAAGACAGGACAGGACTGCTCCACAACTATCGTGTGGAACTTCCCCTCCGGCGCATCACTTTCAATGCCCTGCATAATCAACGTTACAGAGTGGGGCGCAGCTGAGTCCACCAACGTGGCACCGCTGGCATTCGATGCAATGAGCGACGGCAAGCCCACATTCACGCCTGCAACATAAGGGAGGCACAGTTATGGGAAAGATGTACACACTCGACAAGAAGCTCCTTGTAGGCTCTCCTGAGATCCGTATCGGAGACAAATGCTATCCTGTGGATGACAGGACATCTACAGTCCGCAAGGCGATGAAGCTCTTTAAGGCGGGCGACAAGGAGGATCTTGACAACCTCGACGAGATAATCAAGCTTGCATTCGGCAAGAACAGCAAGGAGATCCTTGATACGGATATGCCCTTCTCAGCATATCAGAAGCTTGTGGAAATGGCCATCGAGCTCATTACAACAGGCGAGATAGCAGAGGACGGGTTTCAGGCCGAAGACGGAGACAGCACAGCAGGAGCGGTGGTATGACCTCGACTTCGACCGTGATCTGATATCACAGTCGCTTGCAAAGCAATACGGAATACTTCCGGAGGATCAGGAGCAGCTCCGCTTTACGGAGTGGAGCCTGCTCGTCTCCGGTCTTATGGAGGATACTCCTCTCGGACAAACCGTGCTCATACGCAAGGAAGAGGACAAGGAACGGCTGAAACACTTCACAAAGTATCAGCATCATGTCCGTAACAAATG